TTCAGATAACATCCTTGATAAGTTCTAATGCTTATGAGATTACGTCAAGTGTGGCTGCTAATTCATCTGATACTGGTAATGGTGGCAGTAGTGTTGTAGGTGCGTATCAAATAAATGTTGGATTAGATGTAACAGTCGGTGGAACTGGTTGGGGTGCTGGTCAGTGGAGTGGCACAACATCTGGTGCTTTGGCAACACAACTAGCAGAAGCACTAGACGCAAGTGAAACTGCAATAGATGTGGACAGTGCAACAGGGATTACGGCTGGTGATTTAATATTAATAGAAGAAGAACTAATTACAGTAGGCACGATAAGTTCTAACACATTAGGAACTGGTGGAGGTCCATCAACCAGAGGTGCAAGTGGCACAGATGCAGCAACACATGCAGACAATACTCTTGTAAGATTAGCAACTGGTAATGCAGACTCTGCTAATGACTTTGTTGGTTGGGGTAATGCAGCGAGCGTTACGGTTCCCGGAGCACAGATTAGATTGTGGTCACATGACAATTTTGGTGAAGATATTATTATAAATCCAAGAGATGGTGGTTTGTTTTACTGGGATAAAACAAATGGATTAGGTAACAGAGCCATAGAACTTAGTGCGACAAGCACATATTCTGGAGAGACAAGTGTGCCTACTGTTGCTAAACAAGTTCTTGTATCAGATCAAGACAGACATGTTATTGTGTTTGGTTGTGATGGATTAGGTGCAAATTCCTCTGCTCCACAGGGCAATGGTGTACAGGATCCATTGTTGATACGTTTTTCTTCACAAGAAAATCCAGTAGACTTTTTTCCAACTGCTACAAATACGGCAGGTGATTTAAGGTTAGGTGGTGGATCTACCTTCGTACAAGCTGTTGAAACCAAACAACAGATATTAGTCTTCACTAATAAAACACTACACGCCATGAAGTTTATAGGTCCACCATTTACGTTTGGTCTGCAAGAACTATCAAAAAATATAACCATTATGAGTCCGTTCTCAGCTATAGCTGTTGAAGATGCAGTGTATTGGATGGGCGTGGATACTTTCTACGTTTATTCTGGTGGTCAAACAATACAACTACCATGCACTGTAAAAGATAAAGTATTTTTAGATTTTAATTTTGAAGAACGGGATAAAGTACATGTAGGACTTAATTCAGAGTTTAGTGAAATATTGTGGTTTTATCCATCTTCTACTGGTGGGACAGTCGTAGATAAGTATGTCGCCTATAACTATACAGAAAAAGTTTGGTATTATGGAACACTTGCAAGACAGGCATGGCTTGATAGGGGTATAAGGAACTTGCCGCAAGCAGCAGGCAATCAGTATCTCTATAACCATGAGGTAGGGTTTGATGATGATGGATCTGCTATGACATCGTTTATTGAGTCATCCTCTATCGATATAGGAGATGGTGATAAGTTTGTGTTTTTAAAACAAGTGATACCGGACATTACATTTAACGGGTCTACCAGTGTCAACCCCGATGTAGCGTTTACAATGAAATCAAGAAATAATCCGGGTGCAAACTTTAATGAAACTACACAGGCCACGGCTCAAAGGTCTGCTACAAGCCCTGTTGAACAGTTTACAGAAAAATTAAATTATCGTTTACGAGGCAGATCTTTTGCATTAAGAATTGATTCCACATCGCTGGGAACTAAGTATAAGTTGGGCACTCCCCGTGTTGATATTAGAGAGGATGGTAGACGTTAATGTTAATCACTAGTATTCCTCAGTATATTCAAGGTGTTACAAATGCAAAGTTAGATTTAACTACCACTAATTTGACTACGCTATTTACTGTTCCCAGTGATGCCGACTTCAATGCAGCCGTCGTCAACTCCATATTGGTATCTGAAGATAGTGGCAATGCAGACACAATCACAGTTCAACTTGTAAACGGTAGTGATACATTTAGTTTATTTAAGGTAAAAGCAGTAGGAGCTAATACCACAATAGAACTACTTACAAGAGATTTAATACTGCAAAGCGGTGAGATATTGAAAGTACAAGCCGCAACAGCAGATAGATTGCATGTTGTAGCCAGTATACAAGAGCTGTCAAAAACTAGAGTTACAACGAGTGCGTTGTCAAGAATATAAGATTGAACTAATAAATAAAATAAGGTAGACTTTGGAACATGGACCAAGCACTTAAACAAGAAGAGATACCATCAGGTGGTATAGCTGACTTCATTTACAGTGATGAAGAGATCAAGCTTCTTGAAGAAAAGGAGCTACAAGATCTTTATGGCCAAAATGGTATAGCTCAATTCAAGGCTATCGGTAAAGAGATGGCTAACTTTGGTCGTTATGGCGATGATACGGTAGCTCATGTGGAGACAGGCGAGCTTATCGTTCCACGAGCCTTGATAGAAAACAATCCAAAGTTAAAAGAAAGCATATTTGGTCACTTGCGTGAGCTAGGTGTAGAAGACCCAGAAAGATATGTGGTTGGTACAAGCAAAAATAGTTTGAATCCAGACACAGGTTTACCAGAGTTTTTTCTCAAAAAGTTGTTCAAAGGAGCTAAGAAGGCTGTCAGTTCTGTTGCAAAAGGTGTTGGCAAAGCATTAAAAGGTGTAGGTAAGGCGCTCAAGAGAGTGGCTCCTGTCATAGTGCCTTTGGCTCTTAACTACTTCTTACCGGGTCTTGGAGCTGTGTATTCAGGAGCGTTAGGTGCTGGTATTACAACACTACTGCAAGGCGGCGACGTAAAAGACGCACTAAAGTCAGCTTTTGTCGGTGGTGCTACTGGTGCAGTAACCGCTGGTTTTGCTGGTCCTAACAAAGGACTAGAAGGTTTCGGTAAAAACATAGCTGCTGACGTAAGCGGAGGCACCGGTAATATAGGAAAAGCTTTAACTGAAGGAAGTTTCAAACCACTAACAAGTACCAGCTTGCCGAGTTTACAAGATGTAACTAAACAAGATACAAAACTAATAGATACTGATGTTAAAGTTGATAAATTACCAGCCTTATCAGAAAAAACTAGTTTAGATTTAGAAGGTGGTGTAGCACAAGGTGTAGATGGTTTTGGGTTGCCAAAAGAACCACCAACCGTTTTTGACAAACTAAAAAGCGGCGTAAGTAAAACCAGTGATGTTCTTTTTGGAGGGGAAAAAGTAACTCCTTTAGAGGTTCTAAAAAAAGAAAACCCAAATTTAACTTTTGAACAACTTAAAGGTATAGATAAGAACAGTGCTATATATTTAGATGCTGTAGACAAAGCAGCTGCACAAAGTCCGGGTTTTATTAGAAGATTTGGTCCATCAGCCGCTCTCGGCATAGCAGGCTTGTCAGCAGCGGGGGCTTTTAAAACTCCAGAAGAGGAAAACTTACCGCCTCTTGAGACAGGGTTTGACATATATAGAAAAGATCCAGACAGGTTTAATGTAGGCAACATTGATGTTAGAACAGCACAAGGACCTTTTCAGACAGATACTAGTTATGGTTTTGATTATACTGCTCCTGTTTTTCCTAGAAATCCTTTTCTACCCCCTGTCTCCACTCAAAATGTAGCTGAGGGTGGTGAAATATTTCCAAGACGTAATGGTGGTATAAGCCCAAGAGAAGGCACACCGGGTAAAGATAGTGTGAGAGCTATGTTAATGCCGGGTGAATTTGTTATGACAACAGACGCTGTGAAAGGTTTAGGTGGTGGAAACTTAGACAAAGGCATCAAAAACATGTATAGTGTAATGAGTAAACTAGAAAAGCGTGGAAAGGCGATGGCATAATGGCAACAGAAGAAGTTATCCAAACCGTTAGAGAAACGCCAGAAATAGAAGCGTATCGAATAGGATTACTAGAGTCTGCAAAGAAACTAGCAGATCAGGGTATTACCTTACCAACACAACAAGTAGCAGGGCTCACGGGTCTTCAAGAAGCAGCTAGACGTCAGGCAGAAGCTGGTGTTGGCGCATTTATGCCATATATAGAGCAAGCTGGACAAACAATAGGTGGGGCGGGGCAAACACTGGGCGGTGTTGAATCAGCACTAAGAGCTGGTGCCGGTCCAGTAACCCAAGAGATGATTGCTCGTAATATGAACCCCTTTCAACAGGCGGTGGCTGATGAGATCAACAGAGCATATGACAGGCAGTTAAGATCAAGTGCAGCTGGTGCTGTGGGAGCAGGAGCTTTTGGTGGCTCACGAGGTGAGATAGCGGCGTCGGAGATAGACAGAAACAGAGCATCTGCGTTAGCACAGGCTCAAGCACAGAACTTCATGCAGGCACAACAGGCAGCAGAAAGAGAACTTGGAAGGCAAACACAACTAGGACAAGGCATCGCGGCCCTTGCAGGACAGGAAGGTCAGCTTGGTTTAAGACAGGCCGCTCTTGGAGAGACCGTACAGGGTCTTGGTCAAAGAGATGTAGAAGGTGCATTTAGAATAGGGCAGTTATTACAAGCACAGGATCAGGCTACATTAGATGCACAAAGACAAAGTGATTTGGCACAAATGTATGAGCCTTATCAAAGACTTGGCTTCTTGTCAGACATATATAGTAAGACACCAACAACACAACAGACTATAACACAGTCTACTTCACCTAATGTATCACCGTTTCAGCAATATTTAGGCCTCGGTATTGCAGGATTATCAGCGGCAGCAGGGGCGCAGAAAGCAGGGTTATTCGGATGATGAACAGAGCTTTATTACAACGGCAGATGTTTGCCAATGGCGGAGCAGCTGTGCCTAATGAATTTAAGGGTTTTTCTAAACTGCCTGAAGATGTGCAAATGAAGATGAACCCAGCATTAGCTAAAAAGTATGAAGAAGGCGGGGATGTTACACAAGGATTTGATCCAGCTAATCCCTATAATGTAGCTAAATTTTTCAGAGACAATCCGGGTACTACTGTATCAGATTATAATAATTATTTTGGTACAAATTTAGATCCAAAAGAGTTTGGAATATTTGAAAAGCCTAAGCCTATGGAAGAAGGCGGCGTAGCAGGTCTCATGTCACAACCAGATATGGCGGCCATGCCTATGGGATCTACGCAAGAAGCTGTTGACCCAGCTGTGTTAGAGACTGCACTACAAGGCGCTTCAGAAGAGGTTGGCGATCTAGAGCAAGCTGGTGATTTTAAAAGCATGTC